TTGTGAGCTGAATCCTCAACCCCTCAGATACGGCTTATTTCTTTACTGCCGTTTTCGCAGCAGTAGTTTTTTTAGTAGTTGTCTTTTTCACAGCCGGCTTTGCTTTCTTAACTAACCGTCTCCGAGGTGGTTTATAAATCATATCAAACCCCAGGAGTCCGGTTAAAATCTTCTGATCTGTTACATCAATTACATCGCCGGCATTGTACCCACGCCAGTTTTTCTTCAGCTTCACTTGCATTATTTACTCCTAAAACCAGACAGAGGCGGCCTCTCAACCGCCTCGTCTTTGTCGTTTATTGAAGAAATCATCTTGTCTTTTGTAGGTTTGCTTATAGCCTTTTTCGCAGGCTTCTTTCTCTTTTTCTTTTCAACTTTTATCACTTTTAACCTTGCAAGTTCTTCTAGGATACCAGAGCTGACGCTTTTAAGAATCGTTCCTTTCGGATGATTCTTATACTGTTTTATCAGCTTAACATCCATTATTCACTCCCCTGCTTATACATACCCAGCAGGCTCATAGCGTAGCGGGCCACGTATAATGCTGCATGCTACACTGTCCGCTCCGGCTGTCTTTATCTTCAATGCCACGCAATCATAACCATTTGCCACGTCAAGTTGGCTTGCTTCTACTTCAAGAATTTTTGCCGTCCCTGCATCTGTAGTGCCCGATCCAAAGGTAGTTGAGGCCAGTGCTGTTGCTGTGTTCAGCGAGGCTCCAGTTGATGTTCCGGTTGCTGAGAGTACCCAAGCCGAGATTTTACCAGCCAGGGTTGTGTCAATAGCTGTGATGATAAATGCTATGAAATGCGCCTTCCGCATGGAAATATACGGCGTTCCGGTTGTGGTAGTGGATGAAGCGACGATAGCATTGCCTACCTTTAGCGTTACAACTGTGTCTAAATCAAACTGTTTACTTAACTCTTTATGTGCCATTTTATCCTCCTTATGACCTGTCCGCCAGAGTAACAAACGGCCCTAAAGTATCGCCACGTTTCTGAGTGAAAACAGATGGCCACCAAGGCTGCCCGTCTAACCGCATAACAAATCTGAAGGCTGTCTGGTCGTAATCGAATTTTAAATGGATAGATTTTGCGAACTTAATACCCGCTCCTGCTTTCTGTCCGATCAAGTATTGTGAGACCTGAAGTTCCAAGCGTCGAGGCCTGTTCTGTCCAGACTATCTCCTTACCCAGGAGTGTGTTGTACGGTAACCCGCTTAGTCCGTTTGCCGGTAAATAAGCAGGTGCCCCACCCGTGCCTACTGCTACGGACATTGAAGCCAGTTGCGGGAACGTGTTGAGATTTGCTACCCAGACGGCTTTTTTAAAGCATCTGGGATAAAGCCTGCTATACATCTCTAAAATGTTCTGGTAAACAATTGTAGTTGCTGCCTGTCCTGTTTCTTTTGCCTGGTTTACAGTACATCCCGCCCCGATAATACCATTGGGCTGCCCTGCACCGGTGCCTCGGATAATAGCTTCGTCAATTTTCCAGCCAATAGCATCGCCGGCTTTCTCTTTTAAAAGCGGTTCCAGCGATATTACAGAGTCCTCAAGAATCTCATCACTTGCATAAACTAGCACGGCCAGTTTATTAAGCCGCAGATTAACCTTACCGAATTTAGGTTTACGAGGTGTTTTAGCGTCTAACTCGTCCAGCCAGTAGGCCAGCATATTACCATGTACATAGGTTGTGTGGTCAAAATCTTTAACAAAGGGGATCCCAATCTGATTAATCTTCATGGGTACTTTTGTACAGCGCTTAATGAAATTAGAATTATCAAAACCTTTCTCTAGGGTCTTATTTGCAAATTCTGCTGGGGCCAAATATCCACCTTGCTCAGGATCGCCAATCTCTAACGATTCGGAACCAGCTGCCTTTAGCACTTTGTTGGTTTCTCGTACATCAGTAAGCCACTTTGTAAACTTAGGGCTTGGCTCTGCACCCTGTAAATCAGCAAGGTAAACGTCTTTTGCGAATGCTGAAAATGAGTCGTATCCGCCTGTCTTGTGTAGTCCTTTCAATGCATCGTCTGCGGGGTTAATTTTCTTAGCGCCCTCTGGCCCTGGAAGCTCTCTCAATTTTTCAAGTTCCGCTTCAAAAGCCTTCAAGTCCTCTTTCTTAACCAGATTTTCAAGGTCGGCATGTACCTCATCTTTCAGCGTTTTAAATGGTACAAACTCGCCATCTAATAGAATATCCGATACTGTATCGGCAATTAGAATTTTGAGCTTGTCCATTGTCATTTTATTCTCTTCTGTTGCCAATGTTCTTCTCCTGTTAAATTTGCCGACTATTTGCTGCTTTACTTTTTCACCCATTGCAGGTTACTTTTTCTCAACTGCAGCCGGTCTTTTTATTGCTTGTCTTTAATAATATTAGTCACAAGTTTGGAAATGTCAACCTTTTTACTAATTTCTTTAGCCAGCCCCTCAAGATCAATCTCCTCGCTGTGCAGCAAGGCAGATAAGTCCAAACCTTGTTTTTTCCTATTTTTAACAACCTCTTGGCTGTCTTTCTCAGGCTCTGTGGCTGCTAATAAAGCATCCAACGCCTCGGTTGCCTTTGCCATCGCTTCAACACAATTCTTTATAAGTGTCCGGTTTTTTGCAGACAACTCTCTTCCGGCTTTTTCCTCTATAGCCAGTTTAAGTGATTTAATCTCCTCGGTTAATATCTCGATAGCGTCTTCTGTAACAGTCTGTTTAGGTTTTGTAGCCGCCTCAAATGTCCCGTCATGATCTTTGCAATGAGCTTTAGCCTCTGCTGCTGTCCAGTCCTCTATGCCGTAAAAATATTCATTCTCCTCGCTGGTACCATCTGCTTTTATGCCAAAGCGTACGGTGTAGGGTTTCCCGTCATGGTCTCTTTTAGCGCTGCGGTATTTCTCATAGTCTCCGGTGTTAATTGTGCAGACATGGTTTTTCTCAGATGGTTTGGTTATCTCAGCATCTGCGCTCCGTCCCTCGCCTGGCCGCTCAACCCGCCGCATCTCGCCGCCACATTTCGGGCACTCCACGTCAATGCAATGTTCTTCGGTTGTCAGCTTATATCCACATTCGATACATTCGCAGTTAAACTTTTCCTTTTTTTCTTTCTCTTCACCCGTTCCCGCCTCTTCCTTTTTGCCTTCTTTTTTCTGCTCGACATCGCCTAAATCCAAAATAACCTTGTTTTTATCATCGCCAACCTCCGGTATCTCCTTTAAAACAATTTCTAATTCCGCTAAAACCTTCTCGGAAAGTTTCAGCTCTTTTGCCACGCTCAGGGTCAACGCCTCAGGATTAGAGGGCACAGCCACGGTTGAGTATTCCAGCAAGCTCCACTTGTCATGAATATAGAATACTTCCCCTGGCTTAGGCGGGTCGCCAAAAAGCCCTATTCCTAGCTTCTCAAGCTCTTTTTTCTCCGGCTTATGCCCTTTAAGCGGGATAAACCCCACTGACCAGGCTCTAATCCAGCCCCCTTTATAGAGTCTGTAAACCTGAGCCGCCTTCGACTCCTGTAGGTTAAATTGAGTTAAAGCCTTGAGCCCTTTATCGTCATGGATTATCTCAATATTTTTACCTACAATATTCTCTGGCTGGCTATAATCATGACCCCACAGCACTATAGGATTCTTTTTATAGTGCTTTAAATCCGCTCCCTTTGGGGTCATTATCTCATGGTCACGATCTAAAGCGGCTGTACTGATATAATGCCGTATCTGCCCCTCCGCTAAACCCTTTGATGTTGCCTTCTCTGTGACAAAATACTTTCTCCAAAACGGTATCTCCTCTGGGTCCCGCCACGGGGCTGACGGGCTTTTCAATAAATCCTTGGCCGCATCTTCTATAGATTGAAGATTAAATGCCCCTTGATTAAGTCGTAACCCGAGTGTTGTTTTCTCAGTCGTTAATTGTTTCATTTTTCTGTCCTCCTAAATATTTAATCTATTTTAAAACCGCCACTAAACAACATCTACATCCACAATGTAATCCTGGATGTTGTATTTCCTCATAATCGAACTTCATGTCCAGCCCGCCTTCCGGCACCGTCCCCTCAAATTCCTCGCCTGGTTTGCTAAAATTAAAGCTGTCGCCCTTTTTAAAAAATGGCTCATCAAGCGGCATTGTCTTTCCATCCATTTCAGAGCAAGCCGCACAGGTACGACGGTCAGCCGTTGCGAGCCATTGCTTCCCTTCCACTAAACCGCTTTGCTTATACGCTATAAGCGCCCCTCGGTTGCTAGCCTTTAGCACCTCTGTCCTAGCTATCATTTCAGCCCTTGCCCTTGCTATATCCATAGTCGTCTCTATCCGCTTCCTCAGCGTTGCTATGCTCTCGCCGTCTGCTAGGCCTTCCATAAGTGTTTTTTTTAACGCCTCATATTGGGTATCAGTTATAGAGAAGGCTGCATTTTTAGCATTAGCTTCTATCCATTCAATAGCCCTTGGATCGGTCTCATCAAATCCGGCTGCTATGCCAAGCTCATCATATGCAAGGCGGCCACCTGTTTTTAGCGGGGCTGCTGTCAATGCCTGTCCATCGCCTGTCAATGTACCATACCAGGGCTTACGGTTAAATAGCCAAATGTCCACGTCAAAATCTTTCTTCACCGGCGGGGCTTTATATGCTTTCCCTGGGTGCTGCCGCATGTTTTTCAACACCTCGGCTTCCATCTCGTCGAATCGGCTGCTCATCTTTTTGTCATATTTATCAATATCGGCCTGATTCTCCCGCAGAAATGTATCTTGATGAATCTTAACAGCACGCTTATATAGCTTATCTACTACAGACTTAGCCATCATGCTGGGTAATTTTTGTGTCATAGCCCGCACAGCAAGCTCCTCTTGTAATTTACTTGCCAGCCGGTCATTAAAGTTTAGTCGCATTATTCTCCTATTTCAATTCCTACTCGGTATTTTAAAGCTAGGCATTACTATCTGTCCATTACGTTGCTGTTGCTGTTTCATCTTCTGTCCATTACGTTGCTGTTGCTGTTTCATCTGCTTCTCATATTCTGCCTTGCGTCTTTCCAGCTCTTTCTCGGATATCTCCTCAATACGTGAAATACTATCTTTGGCAACAAGTACGGCTATCCTGTCAATCGTCTCAAATAAAAAGCAAGATTTCTTTTCAAACTGGGGTAGTATTTCTTTGCGTAAGTCCTCCCCGTCCCCCATAACTATTACCGCCTTGTCAGCCTCTTTCAAATAAACTATTAATGGCATTCATGCCTCCTTTTTTTCATCTATATATTCAACGGTTATTTGAATACCATAGTCTCTATTTTCCCGCTTAATTATCTTTAACGGCTTATTAATTAGAATATCCTTAGCAAAGCCTCTTAATAGCTCATAAGTATAATTAACGCCATCAATATTTATAATCCCATGCAAAGGGTCGTCTTTTATTACTAATGGCTTCCTGCTTTTGTCTACAACACATTCATCATGGTTTTTCATTTATGCCTCCTATTACCCTATCATCCTTTTTGCTATAGAGCTGGCAAGAGCGTCAATCACCTTGCCTTCCTCTTCCTCGGTCAATTCCCCAAGGGACTTCCCTGGGGCTGCCACTGCTACCGGCGGTGGTGGTGGTGGGGCTGTCCCGAACTCTACCATATTAGCTGGTATAACCGGCATATCACCGAAGCCCTCATATGGCTTTTTGCCCGCCATCTGTCGTACTTCATTCCAAGTCCTATAACCCGCCCTTATAGATGTTAGATTTTCTTTCAATATAAAATCCCTATCCTCCGGCACGCAATTATCAAACGCTACGAACATCTCCTCGCCCTGTCCAAATAGCGGCAACAGCTTTTCATTTATCTTTTCCTCATAGAGCTTAAGCTTCGGGTCTATTGTATCCCGCATATACTGAGCATAAGCCACGGTGGCATTTGCACGGTTCGATTTCTCAGGCGATAACAGCGACATGGGTATCCCGTAACCGTCGGCAATCTCCTCTCGTGTCATTTTCCGACCCTCTAGGTGGTTCATTTCTCTAGGTGATATGCTTATCGCTTTATACTCAACACCACCTTCAAGGATTGCAACCTTGCCGCTTTTGTCTGAGCCACGGTAGGCCTGGTTCCAGGATTCTCTCAGTCTTGTAAACTCCTCATCAGTCAATGTTTCCGGCATCTCTAATACCCCATCCGGCCTTGCCATGTTGCGAAATTGCGCTCTTTCGTAACGGTAAATCTCCTCATTTACCTGCACAGAGTCCGATAAAGCCATAATAGGACTCAAACCTATAGCCGGTGACAAAGGATTTGGATATTTATGATGTAATATCTCCTTCGGGTCAAACTGTACATCTCCGCTACCGCTTAAATAAACATAAGCTTTTACATAATTATCAAGGTCATTACCCAGTATAATCCGTACCCTATCGCCACTCCATACCCATATTTGATAGGGCTCGCCGAATTCATTCTTCCGCAGCCACCAGTAAGCATTCCCAGTCAATCCCATATTCGTTTCCGTCAACATCCACAGGTCAAGTTGATTTAACATCGGGTTGACTTGCTTTAAAAGCTTTAATACCGGATGTTCTGTGATTTCCTCAACCTCATCATTTGCCTTTATCAGCCAGTGGCCTATGCCCGTGTTCATTTTTAAATAATCAAGCCTTTCCTTTGTTACTGCCTTTACTTGCTTTGCCTGTAACACAGAGGCGGCTTTGCCTTTATAGAGACGTAGCTTCTGCCTTGCTATAGCACGGGCATTATAGGCGTTGCAGATATATACCCAGCTTTTATTTGCAGCCAGTTGAGCGGTGGCAGAGGATAGACTTGGCATTTCTCCCTCGCCCCAGGATGATGTCCCCCTCCAGGCTGACTCGTCATTCATATCCGGTGCGCTCCAGGTGCCAGGAAATGGCATATCAGAGAACCAACCCTTTAATCTATTTAAATATGACATCTTTTTCCTCGCCATCAGCTTATCCTCCTGATTCGTGGCCTTACTAATCGGCCATCAATTCCCATAACCATATACCTGAGGGCGTCTAATCCGTCATCCCTTTCCTTCACCGGCTTGTCCTTATCCTCTGTCCAGGCATATGTTTCAAACTCATCAATTAAATTACTGCAAGATTTCGTAATTAGCAAGCGATTTGTTCTTATCCTTGCTTTTACAGCATCTATG